ACTGATACGACTCATCGTACTTGGAAAGCTCGTCCTGGCCGAGTTCCGGCTCCTTGTCCTCGATAGCCTTCTTCATCCGCGCAGCGAAATTGTTACGAATGTTCTCCGCGCGGAGCTGGTTCAGAGCAGCCGCCTCGTTCGCGGTCAGCGAATGGCCTTCCGCATAGGGCGCGGCGATGTTGAAGATCTGGCCCTGGATCATGACTGGTTGGGTGTTCACGACTCTATCTCCTTGTGCTGGCCCGTTGTGGGCCGGGGTGATGCCGGCGTATGCCGGCGGGTACGGGTGCAATGTGCGCCCATTTGGTGGCGGTGTCAAGCCCCTTGTGCGATAAAACGTATGGGGTAGTTAACCCGGTAAACATGGGCTAAAGCCCAAGGTCATCGAGTGTTAGGTTTGCTAGCTTCGGATCGACAGCCGGCCTATCGTGCCGGCCGAGTGCGGCGTAGAAGAGCCCCCAGAACTTCTCTGGCGTGTTCCAGGCTGAGTGTGTCAGGTCCCAGAGTTCTTGCGGGTTGCTCGCCCGACCAGCTCTAATCCAGTTGTGAACGTAGACTGAGACAGTGCCGTCTGGCTCGACGATAAGTGCTGCCCAAGGGGCACGGGAACCGTCCTGCATCGGACGCTCTCCTTCTGTATCAGTTCGTATGTTGAAAAGGTCATCCCGCAAGAGAGGCATTCCCTGGTCCGCTTCGTCGTCGGGCCGGAGCGAAGCTCCTTTGGACGGCTGTCCGTCACAGTCGTTTTCCCACCGCATGGACATTGCATCACTCACCTCCGTATTGCTCGTCTACGTGGATCAGGTCCTTTGGAGGGTCTACCACCTTCGTTTTTGCCGACTGCTTTTCTGTCTGCCATGTTATCAGAGTACGTGCCCTCATAGAGGTGTATATCTCTTACACAGTGTCGATATGGACAGTCCCTGGTGTGCAGCGCACATGGCACAGCTTCACGGCCGTGGTACAGAAAGAATGCAGTGCGATGAGCAAGATACTGTTCGGTCATGAGCGTCCCACCTATCACCTTACCTATGGTGAAGTGTCCATAACCATTCCTATCTATAGTACCTTGCCAAAGCCAACAGGTTTCCGTCTTTAGGACCTTGGACCAGAAGCGTGCCTCCCAAGAGTAAGTCACAGATCCAGATCCTCTACCGATAGATCAGCAAGCCCACGACGCTTTGCCAAGTGTTCCTGCTGTAAGCGCAACTCCTCTTCTCTGGAGAGCGTTGGGACAGGTGCAGCAAGCGAAGGCACGGATGGCAGCTTCGGAGGCCGGGGAGCAAAAAGATCCTCTACCGTCAAATCAGCAACACCATCAACTTCTGCGAGTGAGCGAATACTCATAAAATATAATTCAGCCATCGCCCTCGTTTCACCTACATAAATTAAGTTGTGTTCCTGGTCCCGGCCGGCGCCACGAGCACGCTGCGGAGGAAGCTTCTCACGGCCAAGGAAGTGCACCCGCCGGTACTCGAGGCCCTTTGCCTTGTGGATGGTACTGAGCGTGACGACGGCCGGAGAGCCGGGCCGGTCGCTGAACAGGTTCTCAATCTTTACTGAGAACCAGCTGACGGCTGCGTCGGTCGGAGCGGCTTCACAGATAGAGTGGATGGCCGCACAGCGATCCGTCAGGCTCTCAGCTTTGTCGTGTTTCCCCTTACCGAGGTGCTTTGCCGTTTCTGCGGAGAGCCAAGCATCGAGATGCTGGAGAGCTTCTCCCAGTGGCATGGCCTCGTTCCCGTTCGCGCCGCGCTTCTTCAGCAGGCGCGCTAGTCCAGCACCGATATCCTTCCCGAGGATAGTCGCTGGGATGTTCCGCTTGATAAGACGGAGCCACAGGCCGGCAAGCGGCTGGTTGTACCGACAGAGGATGAAGTCGCCGGGCCGGATATCAGACGGCTTAGAAATCCCGACGTGGCCTTCCGGTGCGTCTGGCGCCGACTTCATGTAAGGAACGATCTCGTTTGCCTGCCGCACGACCGCCTTCGGGCAGCGGAAGCTGACTGTGAGAGGCATCGGGCGCAGCCCAAACTGCGTAATCATGTTAGGGATCGACCGCACATCCGCTCCCCGGAAGCCGTAGATCGCCTGGTTACGGTCGCCTGCAGCGACGAGGCGGCCGCTCAGCCCGAGGAGCTTGCGGAGCATCCGGTGCTGGAGAGTCCCGAGATCCTGTGCCTCGTCCACCATCACGAGCTTGTACGTATCGAAGCGGCCGGCGATCGTGACTGGCAGATAGAGCTGGTCGGTGAAGTCGATCACGCCGTCCCAGGCTCGCATGTTCATTCGTGCTAGCAGCGTCCGCGCGCACTCGATCAGCCAGCTTGGGTCCCAGTCCTCCGAGTCAATGTCCGCATTCTCGAACAGCTCTGCCCAGTTAGCTTCGGTGTCATCCTGCGCGCCGCCAGGTGAGCCGGCAGGCACGATCCCGGTGTTCCGAGCTGCATCGACCAGCTTCTTGAAGTCCGGGCAGGCCATCGGGGAGGTGTCGAAGCGCGGCCAGAGTTCCTTAGCCGTGAGGTAGAGCTTCCCGGTTTCCAGGGTGAGCCGGCGGCCGATGGCCCGGCCAAAAGCTGAGTGGCCGAGCGAGTTCATTGTCCGACAGGAGACTGGTAGGCCAGCTGCTTTCACGCGCTCAGTAAAAGCTACCTCGATGTGCTTGTTAAAGGCACAGACGAGCACGCTGCTCGGCAGGAGCCCTTCGGCCTTCAACTGGCGAAGCCCCTCTTCAAGAGTGAAGGACTTACCGGAGCCGGCAACTGCCTCGAGGACGAGGTTATCATTTGTCATGAGGAGCGCTTCGAGGAACGCGCTCTGTTCTGGTGTAAGGGTTTTCATTTTCTTCTCACTGCGTTAAAAGGAAAGGAACAAACAAACGAAGGCCGCTAGCGTGAGGATGATTATAACCAGCGCTATGCGGCCCGCGTACTCTTCCATTCAGCGGGCAGCTTTCTTGTGGATCGGGACGACGTTCGGCGCAGAGCGCGCCGTGAAGGAGATCTCGTAACCGAGGCAGGCAGCGACCGCAGCGATCGTGCAATGCTGCGGGCGCTTCGTTTTGCCCTGGAACCAGGCGTGCAGGGTCCGTGCCGTTACACCGCTCTTAGTTTCAACGTAGGTGAACGACACTTTCTGGTCTGCGATTAACGAATGGAGCCGGTGGATGATCGGGTCCTTGTCGCGAAACATGTAGCTCTGGTAGATTTTTGTCATTTGGGAGGGCCTTCATTTATTACTGTGTCCAACGTTACCACAACCGGCCGCGAAAGTCAAGGGGCCTGTTACGTTTTCGGTCGCAGGTTCTCCGGCAGATTGCTGTGCAACCACTCAGTCAGTCCCTCTTTCGTTGCTCCGATGCGGGGAGCCTCCCAACCGAAGTGCAGCGCGACAAGCGCCAGAAAGTGAGGATAGGTCCGGCGGTCGTCTCTGATGTACCAGCGAGCGCCGCAGGAACAGCATAGATCCTTCCCCTCTACATGCTGGAAAGGCTGATAACGGATTACCTTATGTACCATCACGTCCTCCGTAAAAAGGCTACGAGGCCCGTAGCCAGTTCCTTGGGAACAGCGTACTTCTCGATGAGCACTCGCTCGAAGGTGAGCTTCTCTGCCGCATCCAGGCGCTTCGCCTCGAGCTGGAGCGTCTGAAAGAGATACGCACAGATGTCCACGCTCTTGCGTGCGCCGAGCGGCGGGCCGGGATCGTTCTTCATGTGCGGACCTTTTCTGCCGAAACGCTCTCTGGCTTCGCGAGCAAAAGCTGTAACGCCCTCGGCCCGTTCTTGTACCAGGCGCACAGGCGGTTCCAGTAGATCGAGGTTTCCTGCTCGGAGGTGAAGGTCATCTCGATGATGATCTTCATCTCGCCGCTGCGCTTCCAGTGGATGTGCGTCAGCATTCGTTCTTCGCCTCGGGCGGCTTCGCCGGCATCCGCCATTCAGTGATGTCTGTGATGCCCAGCTCCTTCATGGCGGAAGCGTTCGCCTGAATGAGCGTGTCGATTAGTATCAGCGCCTGCCGGTTCGGGATCTCCAACGGGCTCGTCCCGGCGGCCATAGTAACTGTGTTTGTGAGCGCAGCCGTGCGGAGCGTAAACAGGTCGTGACGCTCGTCCACGAGGCGTGCAGCCGTATCAACATGTGCCTGCTTCATCTGAAAACTCCTAAGGGAGGGGCCTTAAGGCCCCTCCCTCCTTGCTGTTAGCCGACAGTGACTTCTACCGCGCCGATCTCCGTCTCGCCGGACTCGATGCCCAGATCGACGAGGTTGTCGTTCAGGTACTCCTGAAGCGCATTCACGAGTTCATCGTCCTCGTTCTGGAGTTCCTCCCTCAAGTCTGCGACAGGCGCGTCGATGACAGCGGTGATGGTGATCTTAAACTTCACTTTCTTCTCCTCAGGTTGTAGCCGATGAATACACCGATAGCTCCCATGAACGCGCCCCAGATAGCACAGGCTATCCAGGCGTTGTTCATGTTACTTGATGCCGAGCCGTCGAGCGGCCTGAGCGACGATGCTCTCGACAGCCGTCTTGACTGGCATGTTAGCGTTCTTGCAGACAGCGATAGCGATGTCGGACTCGTACGTTTTGCCGGGCCTGGTCGGATCAGGCAGCGACGCAACACAGGTCACGCTGACTTCGCCGGTCGTCAGGACCTCAGCCTCGAACCGGCCGCCTGCGTCGATGATTTCCGCAGCTAGGCGGTCGATCGCTTCGCTGTCCGTCTCGTACTCGGTCAGGGCTTTCCGGCCGTAGGGCCGGATATACTGGGTAAATGGAATAGTCATTCTAGAGCCTTTCTGAACGGCCGTCAGGGAACACGCGGTAGCGCCAGCGAGAGAGGCGGCGCTTTCCGCTGAGGAGGCGGATCTCTGTGGCAAAGCCGTACCTGTTATTGCCTTTCCAGTGGACGATAACGGTAGTGTCATACTTCTTTGCCAGGAGCTTCGCCCCGTTAAGCGCGGTCGGGAGGTCCATGTTCCACCGGCTTCTCGAGATGCAGCACATACGCGGTGCTAGAGAGTGACATTGCGTATGCAGCTGCTTCACGGAACGTAGTATACGGACCGTAGGCCCGTCTGCCTGTGGCACCGAGTTCGTCGATGACGACGAAGCGGGCAATTGGCTTAGACACTGTTGATTTTCCTTCTCTGGGGCGGTACTGGAAGCGTACCAGAAACGGCCACGCAAGCGCGTGGCCGAGACTGCTGCGCTACGAGCAGGTCACCTCTGGAAATGAAACAGTCGTCAAGGCCGAGATAGCCGCACGGAACGCAGCGATAGCCTCGAGTGCGGTTGGTGCGTTCACCTGCGACCGGATGATCGGCTGGCTTTCTAGGCCGGCTGTGATGACGTACACGCCGGTCGTGCCTTCGAGGGGCTGTATGCTAAAGTGCATCATTCTTCCTCCTGTTCGAGAAGGTCCGCGATAGCGGCTTCTCTGGTTGCACCGAAACCCTGCGGCATACCCGGCTCGTAATCGGCACGGACAGCCGACCAGTCGAACTGTCTCAGAGGGATCGGCTTCGGATCATAAAGAACACAGATGACCTTACTCATCGTACCAATCGCTATCGTCATAGCGCTCCTCTGCTTCGTGTGAGCGGCGGTCGCGGTATTCCTCGTATGCCTCGTCCGGGTCTCGCCCGTGGACGGGGCAGTTCTTGTTGAGCTTCGGTTCCGGCGGGTCGATGTCTGTGGCGTGGACAGTTGTCCAACCGCAGATGCAGTCTGGGTCTTCACCCGGGATTTCGTCGGCAGGGAACGGCATGTTATTCTCCGAAGATGGAAACGAGGAACCGGCTGTCAGCCGGGATGACGTGAATGCCCCACACGTCGGGCAGCTCGAACGCGAACCACTCGTGGCCGTGCGTGTCGCGGAACATGGCGAGGAGCTGGCCGACGAGCGGGGCACCCTTGTGCTCCCGCCCGAAGAACTCCTGTTCGACAGTAATATTCATCCGAGGTACTCCCGAACAGCCTTGATTTCAGAAAGCAGTTCGTCTGAGGACGAGCCGACGAACTCATCAATCTCCCTGACGGAGGCCTCGATTTGGTCGAGCAGGGCCGGCGTGACAGCCCATGCGGACAGCCGGATCACCGGCACCTTGTGCCGACGGTCTCGGAGCTGCCAACGGCCG